TGAGTTAAATAGTGTACAGTGTACAGTGAAATAATTATAGCGCATCAATATCATTAATTATAGATATTGATAATTTAGTCTTCTGGTCTTCTGTAAGTTTATTATACCCTGTAATAGATATAACATCGGTCTTGTATATACCCCTATGCTTAAACCTAACAAGATATGATGTTCTGTAGTCGAGTATCTCACCAGAAATAGGGCATACAAAAGTAGGATGGCTCATAATTAAATCTTTTTTAATGCTATCAATACAAATCATTGAAATACTCCTATAGTTGCGAGGACCATGACCATCACGGCCTCTCGATACCGATTGCAAGGTGCAATCGTTGTGCCGCTTGCTGCTTGCTGCTATTGCCATGTCTCGCGTATCACGGTCCGTTGTACAGTGACGCAATTTGCGTCACTCGGTGAAGTTTTTTGCTGGTCCCGCGCAGCACGAATCATTTTCATTGCCTTACTATGTTTCGGGGCCTATGTTGCTCGTCTCGGGCTTTAAAGGGGGGTATACCCCAAAATTCGGAGGTACGCTCTGCGCTTTAGGTCCCCGCATCCTCCCACTGGCAAAAATACCCCAAGCAACGCGGTGCGTGACACTCCCAAACTATATTGGCAACCCCCTGGAAATATCCGACAACAATAAAATGTTGGAAATTACCACCTTAATTCGTAACGGCACCGCCTACACTCGCAAAGTAAACGAGGAACTGCATATATACGACAGTTCTTCATCAGAACTACTGGCAGTATACGGCGTATATGGCGACTCCTACATACCATTTGATAGGGTTACTTGTCCTGATACTGGTAAGATTACTTGGAGTAATCCCAAAAGTTCAATTCAAGACCAAGTTCGAGCGTTATCCACAGGTCGCGTGCCCTATAGTGACCTTTTGGTGTCTCAGATTTTAGACAGAATAACTCAAGGTGAGGGTTTAACATCTATCTGTTTGGATCCAAAAATGCCTACTTATCCGCAATTTATGCGGTGGATGCGTATAAACCCATGGATTAAAGAGGAGCTGACACTGGCACGCGAAGCTCGTGCCGAGTACCACCGAGACAAGGTAAAAGAAGAAGCTGACATGGCAGAATCAACGAAAGATCCTATAGAGGCTACCAAGGTTCGTATAGAGGCCAACAAATGGCTAGCTGGAGTTGACGATGCGAGGTTCAAGAACAACAATAAGCTGGAAGCTACCATATCAATGCCCACGCAGATCATAGTGCAAACGGGTATTGAGCGTGATGTAGGCCCCTTGGAATCACTGCAAGTGAGTAAAAAAGAAGATATGCCCCTGGAGGAATATGTTGCAGACGTTTGAGATAAAACTAGAAGCGAGAGACACTTATGATATTTTGGCGTTTATACCAAATAAGTCTCAGGTAAAGATAAGAAACTTAGGGTCCGTACCTGTACGCGTATCTTCGGTGGAGGAACAGTTAAATGAGGGGTGGGTGTTATTTACTAGTGAGATACTGGAGATTAAGAAAGAAGATGCAGAGGCTCGTTTATATGCTAAATTAAACAATGGGGGGTACACCGTACTTTCTATAGCGTACACTGTAGAGACATGAGGTATTAGTATTGAGTACAACACAAGTAGTAACTACAGGATACAGGCCAAGAGAACATCAGGCGTATGTACATCGTAATAAGAAGAGATTTAGCGTACTGGTATGCCACAGAAGGTTTGGTAAAACGCATCTGTCTTTAAATGAAATGATAGATTGTGGACTCAGGTGTACGCATAAAAATCCACAATATGCCTATATTGCTCCTACCTTTGGTCAGGCAAAAAGAGTGGCGTGGGATGTGCTAAAGGAATATTTAAAGGATATACCTGGAGTAGAATTTAACGAATCAGAACTCAGGGCAGATATTGCACGTCCGGCACTCAGAGACAAGGTGCGAATAATCCTACTTGGAGCCGAGAACCCAGGTGCACTTAGAGGTCTCTACTTAGACGGAGTGGTATTAGATGAATTTGCAGAGATGAATCCCGAGGTGTGGAGTATGGTTATACGTCCAGCTCTTTCAGATAGGCTGGGGTGGGCGATATTTATTGGTACTCCCAAAGGGCAAAATCACTTTTATGAAGTGTATGTAAACGCTGAAGATAAACAAGACTGGTTTAGAGCGATATTCAGAGCGAGTGAAACGAAGATTATTAATTTGGCGGAACTCGAAGCAGCACAAGCAACCATGAGCGAGGAAGAATACGAGCAAGAGTATGAGTGTAGCTTTCAGGCAGCTCTAGTAGGGGCATATTATGGTAAGAGTTTTTCAAAGTTAGAAGCAAAAGGAAGAATCACAAGTGTACCGTATGACTCAAGTCTCAGTGTACTTACAGCGTGGGATCTTGGGATTGATGATTCTACGGCCATTTGGTTTGTACAGCCATATAGAACAGAGGTGCGGGTAATAGACTATATGGAAGGTTCTGGAGAAGGGCTTGAATATTACATAAAAATTCTTGGAGAAAAGCCTTACATTTATAGCGGGCATCTATTTCCACATGACATTGCAGTAAGAGATTTAATCACTGGAAAATCTAGGTTTGAGATAGTTAAGTCACTAGGACTTAAAAATGTGCAAGTTGCAGCAAAACTATCTATAGCAGATGGAATTCAGGCAGTGAGAAATTTACTTGATCGTTGTTGGTTTGACAAGCATAATTGTAATCAAGGCAAAGTTGGTAGCTTCAGAGGAATTGAGTCTTTGAAAAACTACCAGAAAAAATGGGATTCTAAAAATAAAACTTATTTACAGACACCAAAGCATGATTGGGCGTCTCACGGTGCAGATGCTTTTAGAACTTTGGCAGTGGGATTAAATGACGAGTTCTCAGAAGATGCAGATGATAGGCGTAAGAAACTGCCACGAGAATCAGTAAGAGATTGTGCACCAGTATAGGAGGATTTATGGGAGGACCTAGTAGAGGAGGCGGTGGAGTTACTCTACCTAGCAGCAATCAGGGAGGGGTTAAATTACCAACCCTGGAGCAAGTAGGGACGTATGTACCGAAGATACCTACATCAACGAGTGATTTACTAAATCAAGTGAAGAAAGAAGGAAAACGAGTGTTTGATTTTGGGGGAAGAACAGATATTTTTTTAGGTGGAATGAATAGTCTGCTTGCTAGATTAGATAGAACACCTGCAACTCCGGAAGAAATAGCAGCCTTTCAAGCACAGCAAGCACAGCAAGCACTGCAAGATGCCTTAGATCAACGAGCAATATCCATGGGATTTTCTAGCGAAGCAGACAGGCTGTCAAAGATTGAGAAAGTGCTGAGTGGTTTTGCGAGAAGAAAAGCATCACCTGCAATTTTAGGATAAAGGAATAATATGGCTACACTTAAATATTTAACCGTGCCGCAGATAAAAGAAAGACTCCAGAAGAAAAAAGGAGCCCGTGGTTTGTGGGAAGGGCATTGGGAAGAGATTATAGACTATATTTTTCCAAGACGTGGTAGTGTGACGGGAAAATTGGCCGACGGGCAGAAGCTCTCCTTTAGGTTACTTGATAATACAGGCGTACAGTCAAATGAATTACTGGCAGGTATGCTGCATAGTTTACTAACAAATCCAGATGTATTCTGGTTTGAGTTCACAACTGGAGATGTTATACTAGATAACAAAGATTCTGTGAGAACTTGGTTCCAACAAGTAATTAGACAAATACACAGTACACTAAACAATTCTAATTTTCAGACTGAAGCAGCAGAGATGTATTTAGATTTAACGTCGTTTGGAACAGGCTGCCAGCATATTGAAGAGTCAGACGAAGAAATCGTACGTTTTATGACTTACTTTGTGAAAGATTATTTCATCGATGAAGACTATCATGGAAGAGTTTCGGAATTAGATAGAGAGTGGAAATGGCCTCTTAGTCAGATAGTAGCAAAATGGGGTAAGGATAAACTTCCCCCAAGATTAGTGCAAGATTTAGAGAAAGGAAAAGATGAGTCTATCTGTATAATCCACACAGTATATCCAGCGTATATATCAAATGTTGGTATGACAGAAGCAGATGATAAGTGGCTTTCTCAGTATGTACTTCCAGAGTATGATCATGAAATTGAGCAAGGCAAGTTTGATTCTTTTCCATATGTAGTACCACGTTGGGGTAAAGCAAGTGGAGAGAAGTGGGGAAGATCCCCTGGAATGAATGCACTCCCTGAGATGAAGGTGCTTAATAAAATGAATGAGTCTATGCTTATAGGGGCACAGAAGGTAGTTGATCCTCCGATGCAACTTCCAGATGATGGGTTCATTCTACCTTTTATAACAAAACCTGGAGGTATTAACTATTATAGATCTGGGACAGATATAGCTAAGCCTGTATTTAACGATACAAGGATAGATTTTGGCTATCAAGCAATGGAAGATAGAAGGCAGCGAGTACGCGATACTTTCTACGTTGATCAATTAAAGTTAAGACAAGGTGGCCCTATGATGACTGCCACTGAAGTTATGCAGAGAACAGAAGAGGCTATGAGGCTTTTAGGTCCTATGCTTGGACGTATGCACCAAGAATATTTAAAACCAATGATTGAACGTGTATATAATATCATGTTACGAAGAGGAAAACTTCCTCCCGTACCACCTGATTTAAATGGCGTACGCTTGGACGTTAAATATTCTTCTCTTATTGCAAAAGCACAGAGAATGTCTGATGTGCAGAATATAGGAAGAACACTAGAAACAGTTGCTCCGTTCTTACAACTTGATTCTCAGGGTGGGGATAATTTTAACGTAGATAACATTGTTAGGATTGTTGCAGGCATCTTGGGATTTCCACAAGAAGCTATCAGAAACGCAGAAGATGTTATTGTAATGAGGGAACAGAGAAAACAAGCGCAGGAAGAGATGATGAAGCAGCAACAAGAAGCGCAGAATCTAGCAAACTCACAAGTCGGAGCAAAGACGCTTAATACTTTAAAAGAAACGGTATAGTATGACGATTAGTAAAAAG